AAGTGTCCTTACACATATCCAGCATGTCTTGAGTGAAAGAAGCTCCTGCACCGGGAATGTCAACCTGCTGGTAAACCAACTGGAAGTCAGCAGGACGCATTTCAGAACGGTGAATCAATGCCTGTGAGTAAGGGAAATGCTCACCCCACAGAGTTGTCTCCGTTTCATCATCCATAATACACGGATACCTCAAAACCTTATATCCCGGACGAGTACCCAACTGAGAGTAAACATCACCAGCCGTAACACGAGTACCAATCCAAATAGCACGACCAGTCTTACCGATACGAGACAAAGCCTCCTTATCGAACCACTCCATCATTCCAGCAACCCGATCAGGGTTGCGCTGGTTGTCCAAAGTAGCAACGTCATCAAACTTAATTACATCGGCTCGCCTACCATAAATCTGCTGACCGACACCCAACACAGCTACAGTTGGATCTTTCTCTGCAGTAGTCCTACCAGCAACATAAATGTTCTCAGATGACCAGACAGACTGTCCATCAGGACGGAATGGACCCCAATCATCAATCAGATTAGGACCGTCTGCATATAATTCAGGATTAGACAGCATCTCGTGAATAGAGTGCATAAAGGTTCTAGCAAAAGGCAAAGACTTGGAAACAAGCAAAGTACGCAAATTAGGATCACGGCAAATGTCATACACGGTATGCCAAACAGTCACCAACGTAGATTTAGAATGGTACGGAGGCATGTTAATCAAAACCCTCCGATAGTCCCCAGTAACAGCCTCAGCTATATCATGGTGGAACTGTGGAGTCTCATGGTGAACACCGCAATCAGGACAAGACCAGTTTTGCAGGTAATGGTCACAGAACTCAGCGAAAGTCCCCACACGGCGTTTCTCGTTCAGACCCAGCGGTCCAACCTTGGCTTGTTCTTTGGCTTCCTCTACACGCACGGCACGAGCTTCACGCTCGATGCCGAGCCTCTTGGAGAGGTGCTGGCGTGAGATGCCGAACTCAACTGCGGCATCGGATTGTGTCCAGCCTTCGTTTAAGACTTTGGCTATCGCCGCTTTATACAGTCTGTCTTTAGACCATGTTTCGTATTTCTTTAGTCTCGGTTTAGCCATCTATTTACTCCCCGACCATAGTAGACTATGTTTGGGTATAGTATGAGAATGCTCGGCTTCGACAGTGATGCCAGACACCGAGTACAAGTTCAGAACCGGCACTCCGAACCCCGAACCACTGGCAGGTTGATCGGGAGGAGAACTTCACCAAAACTGGTCATTAGAAACTATTAGCAATGTGAGTGACGACAACTCTTTGAAAAGGTCGGGGAAGTATCGGGAGGGGGGAATAAGTCTATTGTCCTAGTCCTAGTCTAAGGGGAGAAACAGAGACAAGAATCAGACAGGTGCCACTGGCACCTTAACGACAGGATCTATAGTCGTTTTGTCGTTAGCAATCTGGGAAGCCTTTCCCCTGCCCCTTGTAGTCGGATTTTATGCACCCCCATTCGATTGACACGTTTGGTCAAGACTTTTCCCAGTGTTTGCTTGTAATTTGAAGTGTTTTGACTCTGCAAGCTCCGAGTTCTTCCTAGCAGTGACTAAGAGTCATCCGATCTGGATTATTTTGACAGGATCTGGTCAAAAAAAGATAAAGCCAACGAGTCTCTTATGGGATGTAGCGACCAGAAGATATTTGTCTGTTTTTGTCCCTGTGTGGTCTTGGTCTTGGTTTGGTCTTTTTCCTTTTTGACTGGTTTATGTCATGCTTTTTGGGGATTTCTTGAAAATTCTTTTTGGTTGTATAACCGCAGGTCAGAGGGTGTTTCTGCTCTCTCTTGTCGACAAATGTTGACGAATGACTTGCGATGTCTACTTAGAGGCACTAGCTTTGTATTTGTTGCAGAGATCCCATCGGCAGAGATGGACACTCTTAGACGAAGCTAAGGCTTAGGTTGGGGCAACCGATCCGCACCAGAGGAAATGGTGAGACTAGGAAAAACCTTAGAGCCATTCTTGCTCGGTTTTTCTGGCTAATTTGAACAGCAGTGATTTTGCCCTGTTGTGATTAAATTCCTCCTCCTCAGTCAGTGCCTGATGTCGGCACTCTGAAGATGACCATGACAGGTCGAAACTCGAGGAGGTTTCAAATGATAGATCTAATTCACTGCCACGAAATCGTGGCTTTTATCTTTTACAGCTTGGTAATCATTGCATGTACTTTGGTACCTGCTTGGTTGGCACATAAGCTCGGCTAAATGGTTCTTTCCCAGTTCGATTCTGGGATAGTCACGATTGACACGAACGTGTCAATCTGAGGAGGAAAACAATGAGAAATAACGTGAAAATAAGCAACTGGCGCAAGATTGGTTCATCTCGTTCAAGGAGCTTTAATTTTGAAGCTCCATCGGGTAACCAGTTCGATTCTGGTGTTGGTTTTAATGTCACTGAAATGGACGTGTTAGGTGATGGGACTTGGCTCCAAAACTCTGTGAGTGTTCACTTGAACCACAATGCAGGTTTTGAGTTTGATCCTGAGGTTTCAATCTTTAGGGACAAGGCTCCCAGCAAGGAAGACTTTGTTGTTTTGAGATTGGTAAACAATGTCAAGATCTTCTTGTCACCAGAGCAATTAGACAAACTGCAAGCAGTTGTTAACAGTCCTATAGAAGAACAAGAATAGGAGTGTTCGCATGAATGGTTTCTTCCCAGTTCGATTCTGGGACATGCACGATTTGACACATCAGTGTCAAACAATAATGAGGAGGAAAACAATGCAACACTTAGCAAAAGCGATGACTCTTGTAGGTATCGAAAAAGTTAAATCTATAAAGATTTCAAATCAAGTTTCAGGTCAAGTGATGAAAACATTAAACACAGTCTGGAAAGCTGTTCAAAAGCGCAATCCAGAACTGCCAGATGTTTTCATGGTTGCCCAGATGTCTGGGCAGTCTGGTAAGGGTACGACCTTAGGTCACTACCGTTACGGTGGTTGGTCTGTTCGTGATGAGTTGGCAGTCCCAGAGGTTATGCTTTCTGGTGAATGCTTGCGACAGAATGGTGAGGGTATTTTGAAAACCATCATCCATGAAGCAAGTCACGGTTTGGCTCATGTTAGAGGCGTTAAAGATGTCTCCAGACAGAACCGCTACCACAACAAGAAATTCGTTCAACATGCTGAAGAGTTGGGGATGGAATACACGCTTGACAAGCCAGATAATACACATGGCTACACAGGGGTAACACTACGCTCTGAGACTGTGGAATTGTATAAAGAAGAAATTGCTCTTCTTGATGCGATGCCTGTCTCTCTAGGAGTCGTTAGGAGTCCACGAGCAAAGCGAGGCATCCCCAGAGTCAGAGCAATTTGCCACTGCAAAGGTCGTAACGGTAGAAAGAAAGATGTCGAAGGAAACGCAAATCCTTGGATAAATTTCGGTGCTACCGTCTGGGAAGAAATCTCACCTTTGATCTGTGGTACATGCCATGAAACGTATGTTGAATACTACGAAGAGGATTTCATCGTAGATGAAGATTGACACGCCTGTGTCAATTCGCATGAATGGTTTCATCTGGGTTCGATTCCCAGACATGCACGACTCCAGAACATATCTGGAATCAATGAGGAGGAAAAATGATAAACATTACAGAAACTTACACAACCATGTTGGGTGCTGTTAAGGACTTTGAAGCTATGACAAAAGAGGATTTTCACTATCTCTTGAAAGCCAAAGAGAAAAGAATCCAAAAGCTAAAAGGTCGCATTAAAGAACTGGCTTACTTGAATGAATACACGGAAGATCTAAGGAGAGACCTAGCAAGGAAACTCCGTGAGTGGGAAAATGCCGAGAGGATCAAGTATTTTTCAAATAATTAAGATATATAGCCTGAAAGGTTTAACCAGAGTTCGATTCTCTGGCAGGCACGATTGACACGAACGTGTCAATCTGAGGAGGAAATATGCAAACAGAAATATCAGACCAGTTTCCAGAATTGGTTAAACCTCTGTGCAAGAAAGGAAAATACATTTGTGGTCATTGCATGACAGCAAGGGACATTTCCAACGGCACAAGGTTCTCTGTTGAAGATGTCAGACTTTCAATGGAGGACGCTATTCGCTACAACTTGCAAC